ATGCCGTTTGATTTGCACGAGCCGGCCACGCGGTCGGCTTTGATCATGGAGCGCACGCAGGCCGCGTTGCGCGATTCGCGGATGAATCTGCAGACGTTCGCGATCGCGGTGGCCGAGCATTATCTCGCGGCGACGACGCAGTTCAACCGCGTGGCGAAGTTTCGCGTGGTCGAGGGCGAAACGAAGGAAATCTTCCGCGCCAATGAGCACAACTGCGAAATCGTCACGCGCATGATGCGCGGCGTTATCAAGTTTCCGGCCGATCTCGAGGAACCGTGGGTGCAATCGTTGCCCGAGCCGTTCCGCGGCAAGCTCGTGCGCGAGCTGGCGCTTCGATATGGGCTGCTCGGTGCGCGCATTGCCGACGTGCCGGCGCCGCATCGCATGGCCTGCCTGGCCGATGTGCTTGTCGACGCGGGCGATACGGTGCGTGCGATGGGCCCGATTCTCGCCGACGGCAAGATCAACGAGGCCGATGCGCAGTATTGCGCCTCGGCACGCGAAACGATCGCGCGCATGCAGGCCGATCTCGCGAGCCTGGATTCGCAGCTGAGCGCGGTGGCGCCGAATGGCGCGAAACCGTGGGCTATGCGCTCGATTGCCTGAGACATCCATTTCCTTGGAGAGAGCAACATGCAAGGCAAGCGAGTTGAATTGGTAGAACGGCCAGGCGGGTTTCAGGCGTTGCTGCCGGGTGAGTATGGCAAATGGAAGGATGGAACCTGGTATGCCGAAACGCCGAACGGACATGGCGCCAATCTATCTCGGCACGATGTGACAGAGCACGAGGACGGAACCATCAGCGTTTCTCCATCGATTCTCGTCAGCAATAACACTGGTCCGTTGTGGCACGGCTACCTCACGCGCGGCATTTGGCGCGAGTGCTAATCGGCGATGCAATCTCAGGGCGCGCATGCGATCGAATTTCTGCAGCGATTTTTTGCCGCGGACGAGCATCTGTCCGAGCAGGAAGCAGCGCGCGCGCAGGCAAATCTAGAGGCACCGGTGCGCGCGCGGCAGCAGCGCCTGGACTTTGACCAATCGGGGGATAGGGATGAGCGACAGCATTGACCGTGCGCAGGAGCGCGAGGCGCAGTTCACCGAGGCTTCGCTGCGTGTGCGCAAGCCGGTATCGTTGCGTTGTGAAGAATGCGGTGGCCCTTCCGCCGTCTTGAGCAATGGCGCGCATGCGCGGTTCTGCGACGAGCATCTGGCCGTTTTCATCGCCGAACGCGCCGCCTGCCGCAGCGGGGTGTGCGAGTGATCGATCGCGCAAGCATTCTCGCGCAGGCCGACATCGTCGCGCTCGTCGAGCGCTACTGCGGCGTGACGCTGAAAAAGCACGGCAAGGAATACCGGGCGCTTTGCCCATTTCATTCAGAGAGCTCGCCATCGTTCTATGTGAACACGGAGAAAGTGTTCGCGCATTGCTTCGGCTGCGGCGCGCACTACGATGCGATATCGCTGGTTATGCATTTCACCGAATGCAGTTTCCTGCAGGCGTGCGAGGTGATCACGGGCAGGCGCCTGGCGCCGGATGTGCGCAACCCGATCAAGCGCGCCGAGCGCGTGAGCCGCGATCGGGATATGCCGCTTTGGGTACCGATTCTGCCGCCGGACGATGCGCCGGTGATCGTGCCCGGTGTCGAGTTCGCCCTATGGAATCCGAATCGCAACCGCGAATGGCGTTGCACGCCGACGCGTGCCGATGCGTATCGCGATGCGCGCGGAGCGCTGCTCGGGTATGTGCTGCGAGTGGAGTTCGACGACGGCAAGAAAGTGACGCCGCAAGTGACGTGGTGCGTGGGGCCCGATGGCTCGCAGCGTTGGTGCTCGCAGCCGTTCCCGCGGCCGCGACCGATGTGCGGACTCGACGACATGGCGCTCGAGCGCATCGCGATAAGCGGGCCCGACGGGCGGCGATTCGTTCTCGCACGTCGCGGCGATATTGTCGAGCTTGATCGCGGCGAGGAAATGGCCAGCGTCGGTCTGCGTCCGGTGCTGATCGTCGAGGGCGAAAAATGCCGCGCTGCTGGCGCTGGCGCGCTGCCGACGTACGCGGTGGCGAGCTGGCCCGGCGGAAGCCAAGGTATCGGGTACGTTGACTGGTCGCCGCTATGCGATCGAGACGTGATCCTCTGGCCGGATGCCGACGAAGCGGGGCAGGGCGCCATGCTCGGCAAGGTGCGCCCCGACGGCATGAGCATCGACGGCATCGCCCAGCACGCCGCGCGCGCCGGCTGCCGCTCGATCCGCGTGATCGATACGCAAGGCATGCCGAAAGGCTGGGATATCGCCGACGCGATCGATGAAGGCTGGTCACCGCGGCAGCTCGCGACCTGGGCGGCATCGCGCGTGCGTGATGTCGAGGTGCGCTTTGCGGAACTGGAGAAAGCGGCGTGAGCAAGTTCGCGAAGTCCAGCTTCAAGCCGCTGACACCGGCGGCGGATCTGGAAGCCATGACGCTCGCCGATCTGCGCGAGCGAAAGAGCCATTGGGCAAATATCGCCGCGCTCGCATCACGTGAGGCGGCGTTTTTGCGGCGCAAGGAACATCAGCGCATGCGCGCGGAGGCGAAGCAGGCATGACTGCGTTCAATCAGCGAGCGTTCGGATTCTCAAGGCCAATTGCTTCGCGTCTTCGCCCCGGCGAAATCGTCGTAGACCTGTTCGCCGGCGGCGGCGGGGCGAGCGAGGCGCTGAAGCAAGCGCTCGGCCGCGACCCGGACATCGCAATCAACCATGACGAATGGGCAGTCGCAATGCATGCGGCGAACCATCCGCTCACGAAACACATGCGCGAGGACGTGTTCCACGCCGACCCGGTAGTGGAGTGTCGCGGCCGGCCTGTCGGTTGGATGCACCTTTCGCCGGACTGCACGCATTTCAGCCAGGCAAAGGGTGGTCAGCCACGTTCCAAAGCTGTACGCGCTCTGTCGTGGGTCGCGATGAAATGGGCAGGCAAGCTCAAGCGCCGCGGACTGGCGCCTCGCATTATCAGTCTCGAGAACGTCGACGCTATCCTGAAATGGTGTCCGCTGGTCGCGAAGCGCGACAAGGTGACGGGTCGCGTCGTGCGCCTCGACGGTCGCGTTGCGGAGCCAGGCGAGCGCACGCCACTGCGCGATCAGTTCCTTATCCCCGACGTGCGCCGGCTCGGCGAGACTTGGAACAAGTTCGTCGCGGCGCTGCGTGCGCTCGGCTATATCGTCGAATGGCGAAAGCTCCGCGCTTGCGACTACGGCGCCGGCACATCTCGCATGCGCTTGTTCATGGTCGCGCGGCTCGACGGCGTGCCGGGCTGGCCGGAAGCGACGCATGGCCCTGGACGCCTGCCGTATGTGGCCGCGGCTGATTGCATCGACTGGTCGATCGTGTGTCCGTCGATCTTTACGCGAAAGAAGCCGCTCGCCGATGCCACGATGCGCAGGATCGCGCGCGGCATAAAGAAGTTCGTTCTCGACGCGGCCGTGCCGTTCATCGTGCCGAACAACACAAACAACGTGCCGAAGGGCGTCGACGAGCCTGTTTCGCCGATCACCACATGCGCAGGGCGCAATCTGCTCGTGACGCCGACGATAGCGCCGCTCGTGACCGAGCACGCGAACGCATCGCGCGCCGCATCGTGGCGTGCCGACGAGCCGTTGCGCACGCAATGCGCGAACGTGAAGGGCGGGCACTTCGCGCTCTCCGCGGCAACAGTAGTTCAGGCCGCTTACGGCGAAGGGAAGGGCGATTCGAAGCGCCGCGGCGATGGCGCCCCCGATCCACGCTCGCCACTCGGCACCATCCATGCGGGCGGCGGTTCGTTTGCGGTGGCTACCGCGCACCTGGTCAAAATCAGGGGTGATAGCGCGGGCAGCGCAATCGACGAGCCGATGCCGACGATCACCAGCGGCGCGGGCGCGGCCAGGCCGGCCGGCTGCGCGCACGCAATGGGGGTAATGACCGCCTTCATTGAACAAGCGGCAGGCGGTCCGAATTCGAACACGTCTCCCCCGCGTGGAGCGGACGAGCCGATCAGCACGATCACGCAAGCCGGCAGTCAGCAGCGTCTCGTCACAGCGAACCTCGCGAAGCTTCGTGGCACGAGCAGCGCGGCCGACGTCGCCGAGTCGCTGCACACGATCAGCGCAGGCGGCGAGCATCACGCGGTTGTCGAGTGCACGCTGTCGCCAGAGGTCGAGGCCAACGCGCTGCGCGTCGCCGCGTTCCTGATTCGCTACTACGGCGAAGGCGGCCAGTGGGGCGACCTGCGTGAGCCTACCGACACGATCACAACCAAGGATCGCCTCGCGCTCGTCACCGTACACGTCCGCGGCGTGCCTTACGTGATCGTCGACATCGGCCTGCGCATGCTCACGCCGCCTGAGCTATACCGCGCGCAGGGCTTCCCGCCCGGCTACATCTTCGATCGCACCGCGGACGGCAGACGCATCACCAACACGACGGCTGTGCGCATGGTTGGCAATAGCGTCAGTCCGCCGCCGCTCGCCGCAATCGCGCGTGCGAACCTTGATCCGGCGCAATGCGAGCCTGTGTTCGCGGAGGCTGCGTGAACGTGGCGCGCGACAAGATCACGGTATTCACCGGCGGCAAGGATGGCGGCAAGCGAAAGCCGCCGAGTGGCGGCGGCGGTCGGTTCGATCCGAGCGACTGGCGGCATGGACTCGTGCGCACGCGAGATGGCGATGTGAAAGGCGTGCCGCACAATCTGATGCTGATCCTCGAGCATGACGCCGACCTGGCCGAGCTGTTCTGGCTTGACGAGTTCGGCAATCGCATCGCTTTGTCGCGGCAACCGCCCTGGCGTGGCGGAACGCATGACGAGTTCACCGAGGTGGATGCATTCGAACTGTCGGGCTGGCTGGGCAATCCGGATCGCTACACGATGTCGATCGGCACGGATATCGTGCTGGCCGGCGTCGAGGCGATCGCGCGCAGGCGCAAGCGACATTCGGTGCGAGAATATCTCAATGGCTTGAAGTGGGATGGAGTGCCGCGCATAGGAGAGCTATTCCCGTCGTACTTTAGCGCGGTGAACAATCCCTACGCACGCGAGTGCGGACCATGTTTCATGGTGTCTGCGGTATCGCGCATCTTATGGGTTGACCCAGCGCAACCTGCCCAGGCGAGCAAGGTCGACTTCATGGTCGTGCTCGAAAGCGAGCAGGGCTTTGGCAAGACGACGGCGGTTGGTGAACTGTTCTCGCCGAACTGGTATGCAGAGGCAACGGAGTCACCCACGCATAAGGATTTCTTCCAATGCCTGCGCGGCCAATGGGGTGTAGAAATCGGCGAGATGGAATCGTTCTCGAAAGCCGAAGTGGGAAAGATCAAGCAAGTCATCACGATCCGGTCGGATACGTACCGTGCAAGTTATGCACGCACAGCGCGAAAGCATCGCCGCGAGAATGTATTCGTCGGGACCACGAATAAGGATGATTGGCTGCGCGATGAGACAGGTGGTAGGCGATTTCTGCCAGTTAGGGTAGGCACGGTGAAAATAGAGCAACTGATTGCCGATCGCGATCAATTGTGGGCTGAGGCGGTACATATGTACCGCGATGGATTTAAGTTCTGGATTCTGCCCGCGGACGCCAAGCGCGAGCAGGACGAGCGATATTCGGATGACGTGTGGACGGCTCGGGTCGTGCGCTGGCTCGAAGGGCAAATAAGCCTACCCGATAGCCTGCCAAAGGAGCGCATCGAGATCGTGCGCGGCGAGGGCGGTGGCATCGAGCGAGAACGCGTCGGCGAGTGCTCGATCGCCGAGATACTCTCGCATGCCATCGGCGTCGACGCGGCGCGGCAGGGTAGGCCGGAGGCAACGCGAGTCGGCGCGATCATGACGCGGCTGGGCTGGGGTCACTATCGCCCGATGCAGGGCGGTGCGCGCGTGCGCGTGTATCGACGGCCTGGGTGGTGTCCGCAATGATCCGTCCGACCTGCCCGACCTTGTCCAACCTCGTCCAACCTCGACGCAGACCAAGCGGGAGTAGGGCGCGTCCGACCTTGTCCGACCTTTCACGGCATGCGCGTGTATGCACCGCAGTCCACTTCACCACCTATATACATATTCAAAATAGGTCGGACAGGTTGGACAGGTTGGACGCAGCAAGCAACGACGCGGGTTGCAGCCGTCCGACCTCGCCGTCCAACCTCGCGAGGTCGGACAGCCGAGCGCGTCGAGTCATCGCCGATCCGATCGATCGCCAAGCCTCGACCGGCGCCGCGCCAAAGTCAAAAGGTACTCCCAGGCCTCGCCCCACGCGGGTGAAAAAACCGCAATTTGTGCGTAGTCATGGGCTGGTTGCTAGGGGGTTGTCATGGTCAGGGATTTGACCACTCCCGGCACTCAGGATGAATTCGGCGCGTTGGTCGGCATCACCCAGCAGGCCGTGAGCGCGCTCGCGCAGCGCGGCATCCTGCCTGACGGCGCAACGCTCGACGAATGGCTGCTGTCCTACTGCGAGCACCTGCGCATGATCGCCGCCGGTCGCGGCGGCGATGGCGGCCTCGAGCTGGCCGCTGAGCGCGCTGCTCTGGCGCGTGCGCAGCGCGATAAGGTTGAGATGCAGAACGCCGTCACGCGCCGCGAGCTCGCCCCGGTGCGCCTGCTCAGTGAGCTGCTAGCCGCGACCGCCTCGCGTGCCGCGCGCATCCTCGAGACGATTCCGGGTGCGATCAAGCGGCGCCTGCCGGAAGCCACCAACGACGATATCGCGGCCATTGCCGAGATCGTCGCCAAGGCCCGCAACAACATCGCCAAGCTCGATCGCAAGGATCTGTTCGACGCCGCAATCCGCAGCGACGACGACGACCGCGACGAAGATCAGCTCCAGGATGCCGCCTGATGGGCTACGACGCCAGCTACGTCTCGCTCGACGATGCTCAATGGGCCGAGATCGAACGCCATCTCATCGCCGGCCTCGACGCTTTCGCCGTCCCACCCGCGATGACCCTCGAAGAATGGGCGCGCAAGAATTTCTATCTCAGCTCCGAATCCAGCTACGTCGAACAGGAATGGACGCCATGGCCATTCCAGCGCGCCATCCTCGCCGCGTTCGGCAACGATGATGTTGTCGAAATCGACGTCCGGAAGTCCGCCCGCGTCGGCTACACGAAGATGCTGCTCGCCGCCATCGGCTACTTCGCCGAGCACAAGCGCCGCAACCAGGCGCTATGGCAGCCTACCGACGAAGACGCCGAGGACTTCGTCAAAAGCGAACTCGACACCATGCTGCGCGATGTCAAGGTCATGCGCCGTGTGCTCCCGGCCTACCTGTCCCGGCACCGCGACAACACCCTGCGCCAAAAGCGCTTCATCGGCTCCATGCTCCGTATCCGCGGCGGCAAGGCCGCAAAAAACTATCGTCGCTTCAGCGTTGACTGCGCCTACATCGACGAACTCGAAGGCTTTGACAAGGACATCGAAAAGGAAGGCGACGCACCCACCCTCGCTCGCAAGCGCATAGAGGGCGCCACCTTCCCGAAATTCATCTGCGGCAGCACGCCCAAGCAACGCGGCTTTTCGCAGATCGACGATCGCTGCACGCTCGCCGAGCATCGCTTCACCTTCCAGATCGCATGCCCCCATTGCGGCAAGCGCCATGCCATTACCTGGGGCGGCAAGGACGAACCGCACGGATTCAAGTGGAATGAGAACGACCCCGCCAGCATCAGGCACCTCTGCCCGCATTGCGCCTGCCTCATCTCGCACGCCGATTTCACGCGCATAGCGGAACAGGGGCTCTGGATCAATGAAGACGGCACCGTCGTCATGCACAACGATGCCACGTTCACGACCATTGACGGCCGGCCAATTCCCACGCCCAAGCACATCGCCATCGATGTCTGGACCGCCTACAGCCCTGCCGTCCCCTGGGCCGATATCGTCATCGATTTCCTCGCCGCCTATCGCAAGATGCAAGAGGGCGACGACACCAAGATGAAGGCGTTCACCAACACCACGCTTGGCCGCTCGTGGGAAGGGGAGATCGAACGCACTGAGGCCACCGACCTCATCAACCGCACCGAACCGTTTGCCCTGCGCTACCTGCCGCGCGGCTGCCTGCTGCTGCTCTGCGGTCTCGACACGCAAGACAACCGCATCGAAGCCGGCGTCTGGGGCCTTGGCCTCGGCGGCGAAATGTGGACCATCGATCACCAAGTATTTTTCGGCAACCCTGCGCTGCCCGATGTTTGGGCCGAAGTCGAACGCTTCCTGCGCGACACCGAATACCCGCATGCCTGCGGCATCCCGCAGCGCATCTACGCCTCAGCCATCGACTCCGGCGGTCACCACGCCGACGCCGTCTACGCCTTCGCTCACCGCCTGCGCAACCTGCGCGTGCACGCCATCAAGGGCGTTGCTCAGCGCGAGCGCTCCATCGACAACGGCAACACCCGCGTCGAATACAAATGGAACGGCCGAGTGGAAAAGCACGGCCCCATCCTCTGGCACGTCGGCACCAATCTCGCCAAGGATCGGTTCCAGTCCCGTCTCGGCGTCGCCGGCCAAGGCCCGGGCTATATCCACCTCAGCCGCGAGCTAAGCCGCGAGTGGTTCGAGCAGCTCGCCGGCGAAGTGCGCGCCACCCGCCGCAGCATGCTCGGCAGCGAAACCCGCTGGACCCGCATTCGCGCGCGGATCGAAGTCCGCGACTGCCTCACCTACGCCATCTGGCTCGAGGAACGCCTTGGCCTCTGGCATCCGCGCAAGGCGCCATGGTGGAAGCAGCTGGAATCCGAAGTCCAGCCGGAAGGCGATCTGTTCGCCGCGCCGGTCGCGGCTGCGTTCATTGCGGCTGCCATCGACCAAAGTATAAAAGTAAAAAATGTTCCACATGGAACATTTGCAGCATCGCCAAGCAACCCGCCGTCGTCATCGCGCTTTGCGCGCCGAACCTAAGAGGGGAGGAACCATGTCTATTTCCAGCAAACTTCGTCGTGCAACCAGATGGTTGCGCGGGACTCACCTTCACCGTTTCAAGCCGTCAGGCTGGAACGCCTACGGCACCTGCATCGAACAACGCTGCAGATGTGGCGAGTATCGACACCACGGCTTCGACGATCTCGTCGGCGAGTACCCGTGGAGCGTAGGGAAATGGCATCCGGGTCCGGCGCCGAAGGGCGAGGTGACAGCATGATCATGTCAACTGAAGGAAAGGTTCCCCCGCATCCGCTCGATGTCTTTGGACAATGGCTTTTGCTTGAGATTGCAGAGAGCGCGAATCCACCGGAGGTGCTGCCAACCGGCCCGGATTACCTCGATGTCGAGATGGAAGCCAAGGACGGATGGAAAGTTACTTTCTTCTACGACGGCGAGCTTGACTATATCGACCACTTCGTAACGCCGGACGGTCAGCGGCTCGATGTCTGGCTGAACGACGATCACCCGTTCCGAGAAAATGCGGCCTGGGAAAACGGATGGCCGCCAATTATGAATTGGCGTGGCGTGGGTGATCTTGCCCGTTTGCGTGAAGTCTATGGAGTACAGCAATGAGCCGCCGCAGCATCGAAGCCGGCAAGGCGCTTGCCGAGGAACTCGTCGCCGTCGTCTGTGCCGAAACCGGGCAGGCGCCAGAGGCCGTCGTCGCCGTCGTGCGCCCCATCGCGCGCTACCTGGACCGCGAGTATGGCGGCCAGACGGTCTACAAAAAGGCGCTGAAACGCGAATCGCTCATCCTTCAGATCCAGCGCGACCTAAAAAATCGCGTGCCGAAAAAGGTGATTTGCCGCGTGCATGGCATCAGCCCGAAAACGTTGTATCGGATGCTTGTCGACAACGATTTGTCGGAAGCGGCATGAGCCCGTGTGCAAAGAAATCGGCGTATAGTTGCCAGTGGGAGTAGCGAAACTCCCTCGTCGCTTTCGCAAGCGGCTAAAGGGCTGGAGACCGCGCCGTCAAAACACTAGGAATACGCCGGCCCGGTGGAAGCCGGATACCCCGCGCTCCTAAGGTTAGACCGCAAGGTTGAGAGTCCGACGTCGGACCCGCCATTCTAGATAGGCGGCTGACCGCGCTAGCAACGGCGCGTTACCAAATGGCCACGCATTCCCATTCATCGGGCATGCTTGGGGCGCCTCAGGCGTGCCCAATTTGGAATCACTTCCATGTTGGACATCAACCTGAAGGTGAAGGCCGATTGGCGTTGCTTGCTTCTTTTCCTGAAGCTAGCAATTGTTCTGGTCGCGTTCTTCACGAAGTAAGAAAGGATCGGCGGGGCTTTCATCGGCCCCGCCGACTCCCGGCGAATCGGTCAAAACTCTTAGAAAAATGACCGATATTGGTTCCCATTTTGACTAGTTGGGAACCGCTGTGAAGTGGAGGATGCTCGATGATGAGCACCGCCACCGACATGCTAGCCCTATACCTCGCCGCGGAAGTCGCGGTATTGAAGGGCACGTCATTCCGCCTCGGCGATCAGATGCTCACGCGAGCGAATCTCGCCGAGATCATCGCCGGCCGACAGAACTGGCAGCGCCAGGTCAACGCCGAACTCGCATCCGCCGCCGGCCAGCGCGGCCCGCTCAGCGTCCACGTTTCTGATTTCTCTCACGGCACCGCGCCCGGCCTCGGTGACCGCGGGCAATTCGGCTGGCATTGATGAACGCCGCCGAACGCACATTGCTCGCTGTCGCCCCTGGCTGGGCCGCACGCCGCGCGCAGGCGCGCGTGAAGGCGATGTACTACTCGTCGGCCTATGAGGCCACGCGGCCGGACCGCAACCGCAAGTGGTGGCGCGAGCACGGCAGCGGCAACACCGCCGCGCTCATGGCCGTGCGCCCCTTGCGCGAGCAGGCACGCCAGCTCGAGCGCAACCATGACATCGCGCGCAGCATCCTCAACATCCTCGTGCGCAACATCGTCGGGCCCGGCGGCATCGGCATCGAGCCGCAGCCGAAGACGAAGTCGGGCGACATCCACGACGATCTCGCCGCGCAGATCCACGACCTGCATATGGATTGGTCGCGCCGCCCGGAGGTGACGTGGCAATTCAACCGCGCGCGGATGGAGCAGCTGCTCTGCCGTTCGTGGATTCGCGATGGCGAATCGCTGTTTCAGAAAGTCACCGGCTACTTGCCCACGCTCGATCACGGCACGCTCGTGCCGTATTCGATCGAGATGATCGAGGCCGATCTTCTGCCCACCGAATTCACCGATCTCGCGAACGGCGTGTTCCAGGGCGTGCAGCGCAATGCCTGGGGCAAGCCGACCGGCTACTGGCTCTACAAGTCGCATCCCTACGACGCCGCCTCGCTGACGATGCCCGAGCGCAAGTTCGCGAGCGCCGACGTGATCGGCCACATCAAGGCGATCGACCGCATCGGCCAAGTGCGCGGTATCTCCGCATTTGCCTCCGTCATCACGCGCCTCGACGACATCAAGGATTACGAGGAATCCGAGCGCATCGCCGCGAAGATCGCCGCGAGCCTCGCCGCCGTGATCAAGAAAGGCGACCCGTCTTCGTTCAATACCGATGACTTGGTCGATCCGAAGACCGGCCAGCGCTATCCCAAGCGCCGCCTCGAATTCGAGCCGGGCATGGTGATCGATGACCTTCGCCCCGGCGAAGACATCTCCATGCTCGATTCGAAGCGCCCGAACTCGGGCCTCGAAGGTTTCCGCAACGGCCAGCTGCGCGCCGTCGCCGGCGGCACCGACGTCAGCTACTCCGCTGCCTCGAAAAACTACGACGGCAGCTACAGCGCGCAGCGGCAGGAACTCGTCGATCAGTGGAGCGCCTACGAAACGCTCAGCAATGCGTTCATCGATATGTGCGCGCAGCCCGTTTACGACGGCTTCATCGCCGCGGCGCTGCTCTCCGGCAAGCTCAAGATTCCGAACGATGCCGATCCCGCATCCATCCGTGACGCGCTCTATGTGCCGCCGCACATGCCCTGGATCGACCCGTACAAGGAAAGCCTCGCGAACGAAATCGTCGAGGACCGCGCCTACGAGTCGGCGCCCGAAATCATCCGCAGCCGCGGCGGCAATCCGCGCGAAGTCGCCCGCCAGCAGGCGTGGTGGCTGCGCCTGAAAAAGTCGCTCGGCATTCCCGACGTCACCACGGGCCGGCAGCTGCCGCAGACCGTCACGCCGGCTACGCGTCCGAATCCGGATGCGCCAGTGCCCGCAGAGGAAACCGCATGAAACGCACCGCACTCGTCGACGCCGTGAATCGCGTGCTCGAATCACCCGAGGCCTATCAGCGCGCACTTGCGATGGTTCGCACCTCGGTGACCGGCCCAGGCATCGCGTTCGCTGCCGCCGATGGCGCCGCCGACAAACCGCGCATCGCCCCCGTCATGGCCCTGCGCGCGCTCAACGCCCAAGGCTCGCAGTACGAGCTGATGATCTACGGCGACATCGGCGAATCCTGGTACGGCTCGTCCGTGCTCGCCGCCGACGTCGTGCAGCAGCTCAACGAACTGCCGCCCACCGTCGCGCAGATCAACGTGCGCATCAATTCCTACGGCGGCAGCGTCAGCGACGGCCTCGCCATCTACAACGCGCTCAATCGCATGGCGGCCACCAAGGTCGTCACGGTCGACGGCGTGGCCATGTCCATTGCCTCGCTGATCGCGATGGCCGGCGACACCATCGAGATGCCGGAAACCTCGCTGCTCATGATTCACGCCCCGTGGGGCGGCTGCGTTGGCAACAGCGCCGACATGCGCGAGTTCGCCGACTTCCTCGACGTCTACGCCAACGCCATGGCCGGCGCCTACATGGCCAAGTCCGGCAAGTCGCGCGACGAAGTCATGCAGCTGCTCACCGACGGCAGCGATCACACCTATACCGGCGCGCAGGCAAAGACCGAAGGCTTCTGCGACACGCTCATCACCCTCACCGATGACGAGACCAACGAAGCGGGCGAGGGCACCGCCACCGAAGAAAGCGGCGATGCCACCGAACAGGCCGCCTTCCTTGCCGGCATGCAGCGCTTCACCGCGCGCCTGCCCAACGCCGCGAGCGCGATCAGCGCCGCGCTCAAGCATTCCCGCATCACCGCATCCGCAGCCGGCGCCCGCGTCGCTGCACAACCCGCCGCACCTGCGGCATCAACTTCCGGAGATTCCGATATGTTGCGCAAGATCAAAGGGCGCCTCGTTTCCCTCGCGCCGAACAACCCGCAGACCGACCCCGCCGACGGCGGAGCCGCCAGCACGCCCGCTGTCGCCGTACAGCCGACCGCGAATGCCGTGGCCGCCGCGGCGCTCGCCGAGATCCGCAATCGCAATGTGCTGATCGAGGCCGCGCTCAAGCCGCATATGAGCAACCGCCAGATTTCGGAGCTGTACACCTCCGCGCTGGCCGATCCCGCCATGTCGATGGACCAGGTCAACGCGAAGGCGATGGCCATCCTCGCCGCGCACGCCTCGCCGAACCAGAACGATCCGGTCGTCGAAGCCGGCCTCGACCAGCGCGACAAGACCCGCGCCCGTGCCATCGATTTCCTGGTCGTGCGCGCCGGTGCGCGCGGCATGGATGCGCAGCAGATCGCTGCGGCGCGTCAGGACAATCCGTTCAACGGTACGACGCTGCTGGATATGGCGCGCATGTCCTGCGAGATCGCCGGCCTCAATCCGAAAGGGTGGGGCAAGGATCGCATCGTCGCTTCCGCGATCACGCACTCCACCAGCGACTTCCCGAACATCTTCGAGAATGTGCTGCACAAGTTGCTGATCAACCGCTACAACTCGGTCGAGCAGACCTGGCGCAACTTCTGCCGCGTCGGCACGCTGTCCGACTTTCGCGCGCATAACCGCTACTACATGGGCGGCTTCTCCGACCTGTTGACCGTCGATCAGAACGGCGAGTACCAGGACGGAACGTTCAGCGATGCCGAGAAAGAAACGATCACCGGCAAGAGCAAGGGTCGCATCCTGAACCTCTCGCGCGAGATGATCATCAACGATGACATGGGCGTCTTCACCACGGCCGCCGAATCGCTCGGCCTCGCCGCCGGTCGCACGCTCGAAAAAGACGTCTATGCGTTGTTCGCGCTCAACAGCGGCGCCGGCCCCAGCATGGTCGACGGCAATCCGCTGTTCCATTCGAGCCACGCCAACATCTCCGGTACGCCGGCCGCCGTCGGCACCAACAGCTTCGACGACATGCGCGTCGGCATGGGTTCGCAGCTCGATCCGAGCGGCAACGACTTCCTTTCGATCACGCCCGCCATCTGGCTCGGCCCGCTCAAATACAAGGGCGACGCCGATGTAGTCAACGGCTCCAAGTACAACGTTGACGTCTCCAGCAAGTTCGAGATCCCGAACAAGAGCTACGGCCTCGTTCGCTCCGTCGTCGGCACGCCGCGCCTCATCGGCACCGCGTGGTACGGCTTCGCGAATCCCGATGTCGAGCCCGTGTTCGAAGTCGGCTTCCTCGATGGCGTGCAGGAGCCGCAGATCGCGAGCGAGGAAGCGTTCCGCAGCAACGGCATCGCCTGGCGCGTGATCTTCGACTACGGCGTCGCCGCGGTCGGTTTCCGCGGCGCCTGGAAGAACGCCGGCGCCTAACCCCGAATCGAGCGGCGGCTAAACGAAACGCCGCCGCTCACCTCACTCTCTCAGGTTTTCAGGAGTCAACGTCATGGCAAAGAACTACCTCGGCCCCGGCAAGCAAATCCCTTTCATTGCCGCGGCCACTCTCGCATCCGGCGCGCCCGTCGCGATCGGCAACCTCTTCGGCATCAATCTGCACGACGTCGCCTCCGGCGCCCAGGGCGTTGCCGCGATCGAAGACGAATGGATCGTCCCGAAGCTCAGCACGGCCGTCGTCACGGCCGGCCTGCCGCTCGCGTTCAGCATCACCAACGGCTACGTCTTCCTCAACGGCAGCGCGGCCACCGGTGACCTCACCAATGCCTGCGTCGCCGTCGAAGCGGCCGGCAATGGCACGACCACGGTGCGCGTGCGGCTCGGCCTCGGCTTGCCCGCCATCCACTGATCGCTATTGCACGAATTCGCGCGGCCGGTCCTCCGCGCGAACCTCGAGCCCGGCGCGGCAACCTCCCCAGCCGCGCCGGGCCCGACCTAAAGGGGGAGCCATGCTCGTCCGCTTGTTCAAACCGGTAATTGTATACATCTGCGCATACATCAATTCGCGCATCAACAAATTGGAGCAACGTCTCGTGTCCGATCTCAACCAAATCAAGCAAGACCTCGCCGATCTCGGCGCCTCGCAGTCCGCCGAATTCGCTGCTGTGCAGGCGAAGATCGAGCAGCTGAAGAACAACGGCGGTGCTTCGCCGACCGATCTCGACGATCTGCATTCGACGATCACGACGCTGAAATCGAGCGTGGATTCGTTCACCGCATCACTCAACGATGCCGCCCAGGCGCCCGCTCCGGGTGCGTCTGCCGCCGCCGCACCGGCCGCGTAACGCACTCGTGCTCGCCCTTCCGGCCACTCCCGCAGACTGCCTCGCGCAGGCCATCGTGCCTGCGCTGGGCTTGCTGCCGGCTGGCCGGGATACGCGCGAGGCGCGTGTGCTACTGCTCGCGATCGCGCTGCAGGAATCCGGCTTGCGCACGCGCCAGCAAATGGGCGGTCCGGCGCATGGTCTCTGGCAATTCGAAACCGCCGGCGTTCGCGGCGTGCTGCATCACCAAGCCACCGGCGATGGCGTGATCGTGCTCTGTGCTCGTCGCGGTGTCTCACCGATCACCGCGCAGAACATCTGGCAATCGTTGCTGGCCGACGACGTACTCGCCGCCGGCATTGCGCGCCTGCTGCTGTATTCCGACCCGGTACCGCTGCCTGCATTGGGCGATGTGGTCACTGCGTGGGCGTATTACGTCCGCACCTGGCGGCCGGGTGTGCCGCGTCCCGAAGACTGGCCCGCGAACTATGCGGCGGCGCTCCATGCAATCGACTGACGGCGGGCATACGAGTGAGACATTGCGATGATTCGAGCCGCGACGATGGCTGACTTCCCCGAAATCCCCGGTGGCACTGGCGGTCTGTTGGGATTCCTTGGCGCCGCGGTGATGGGCGCGCTGCTGTTCCTCCGAAAGTATCTGCCCAGTTCGGCAGTCGGCATCGAGGCCAGCGGCGCGCAGGTCGACATCATCGCCAATCTGCGCGAGCAACTGGAGAAAGAAAGTGCTGCTCGCGATCGCGCCGAGGCCGCCCGCGACGCCGCGATCGAGCAGATCGGCAAGATGCGTCTGCAAATTCAGGACCTCGCGCTGCAAGTCCAGGCGCTGCAGGCTGAAGTCAACCAGCTCAAGCCGAGGCCGAATTGAACGCGCCCGAGACCATCCGCCGCTGGGTGCCGGTCGTCAAGGCTTGGCTCGCTGTAGGCGTTTTCGGTATTGGCGTGTTCAGCGCGGGCTGGACGATGGGCGTGATCACCCAGCAAGTCCGCATCGACGAGGCACATCGGGCCACGCTTGCGGCAAAAGACGAGCTGATCGCGCGCCTCGCCACAGCCACCGCAACCGCGAGCGTTGCCGCCAGCGAGGCGACCGATCGTTCGGTGCAGGCGACCAATGCCGCGCAAGCTGCCAGCGGCACCGCGGTGCAAGCCGCCGATGCCGCAAAGGAAGTGGCTGACAAGATCGACAAGCACACCGCCGATCAGAAAAAACAACTGAAGAGGTTGCAATGACTCGCCTCTACATCTACGGCGGCATCCTCCTCGCGCTCATTGCGCTCGGCACCGGACTCTACTGGCGCGGGCACAGCAGCGGCGACAGTTCCGGCTATGCCAGGGGCGTGAAAGATGGCGATACGCGCGCCGCCACCGCCAATCTCGCCCGCGTCGACGCGGAAACGAAAGCGATGCAATGGCAGAACGCCCTCGGCGATCTGCGCAACTCCGTCGCCGAAGAAAAGGCGAGGGCGGATGCCGCGCAGGCGCAGGCCGTGCGCGCGGTTGCCGCCGCGAAAGATCAATCCGCCGCGGCCGATGCCGAAAACAAAGCGTGGCAGGCCAAGTTCGCCGCCGCGAAAAAATCACCGACCTGCGCCGCTCAATTGGAGGTACCGCTATGCGCCGCGTTCTCGGGTTTCTGATCGGCATCGCCCTCATTGTCGCGATCGCCGCACTGACTGGCTGCGCGACCACCGGCACCAAGCCTGCGCCGACCATCGTGCAGGTGCCGGTCACGCGCTACGTGCCGATTCCGGGCGAGCTCACCGCGCCCTGCGACATCGCAGAACCACAAGCACTCACCGTCGGTGAAGCCGTGCGCGTCGCGCGCGAACGCAAGGCCGCGCTGCAGCGCTGCAACGCCGACAAGGCCCAGATCCAGGCAATCCAAGGTACGGAGGCAAAAAAATGAAAAGGCTATCTCTCTGCGTTATCGCGCTACTCGGCGTCCTCTATTCGTTTGCGGCCATCGCGCAGCCGCCGGTCTGGGACTGCAATGGCGCAACGGGCACCTACACGCTCGCCGGCACGCCGATCAAGGCGCAATGCCCGACCGCAGGCACGAATCCCCCGCCGGTCAATCCGCCGCCCGTGACGCCACCGCCGTCGATGGGTTGTAGCGCATCGCAATTGAGCACGCCGATTGCGGGCAAGACTTTCGCGCGCCAATGCTTCGGCACGATGGTCTTGAATCCGAGTGGCGTCAGTCCCTCCGGTGATCTGACTGACCTTGGCGCGCTACTCGGTCACAGGACGTTCCCGAATTACCTCTATTCCGGTCAGTCGCCGACGTTCACCATCAGCTCTGGCTACTACGTCGCGTTGGCTTTCACGCCAGCATCCGCTGGTCTCATCAAGTTCACCGCGAACAACAGCTATGGGGTGGGCGGCGCGATTTCCCTGAGCACGTTCCCAGGCGGCCTGACCTCGGGTGCGCTCGGTGTGATCTGCGCATATACCTCCGGCGGACTGAACAGCCTGATCGTCAGCACGTCACAGGGTAGTTGCTTGGTGACACAGGGGCGGACGTACTACATCAATTTCGCCGCCACCAACGCGAATGGCGATCAGCTTTGCTTTGGCGGTACGGCGGGTAATTGCGCCGATACACGCGTGTCCTACGCATTCACGGCGCGGGCGCAATGAGCCGAGCTGCGCTCCAGGAAATGGCCAGCGACATCGTCGACGCGTTCGTCGATGCCGACATGGCCGATGCCGGCACCTACACCGCGCCGGGTGGCTCGCCCGTGCCTTGCCGCGTCATCATCTCGCGTGCCCGCTCGCCGTTCGGTAGCTACGGCAGCGTCGCGCGCAACCAAGACACCATCACGCTGTTGCTCGCCGAAGTGCCGAGCCCCCGCCGCGGTGCCATGGTCGTTGCGGACGGGCAGACCTTCAAGCTCGTGCAGATGGTGACGGAAAACGCCGCCGCGACCACGTGGGATGTCGAATGACCGCGCCCACCGCCGATCCGAAGGATATGCAGATCATGCAGCGCATGGCGCTCGTGCTCGGCGCGATCAGCCAGGCCAATGGCTATTACACCGACGTCAAAGGCGCCGGCATCGAGCCGCTCGCATTCGACGATGGCGATCAATATCCGCAGATCGTCGTGCATGACGAAGGCAGCGATATCTCGGACACCAAATCCACCGGCTACCAGGACGATCTCACTCTGGCCGCCGTCGGCTATATGCCATTCGTCGCGGGCAGTGCAATCGCCACCGCACTGCGCCTGCGCGATGACATCACCCAGGCTATCCAGCGCATCAAGCCCGCGGATTTCCGCGACGCGCAAGACGTACAGATGGTCAGCACATGCGCACTCGCCGGCAATCGCGAAATCAAGAATTCCGATCAGGCCGAAAACTTCGTCGAGGTCGTCGTGCGCTGCAAATTCACCTATCGCAAGTTCATCCGCCCGTGAGGGCATCAATCACCACGAGGTAACCAGTCATGAGCGGCAAAGTCTTTTCCGGCAATCTTCGTCTCACTCCCGTCAACAAACTCGGCATCGCCATCGGCGCTGCGATCGGCGTGGTCAACACGGTCAAGTGCGAGATCGTTCTCGGCAACCCGACCAACATCGACCAGATCAGCCGCCAGAACGGCACCACGAATCAGATCATCTCGCGTGCGCAGCTGCCGGCGACGCCGGCGCTCAACGTCTCGATCGACGACACGGGCGATCAGCGCATCCTCGCCTATGCGTTCAACGGCCTGACCGCAAGCTATTCGCAGGCGGCCGTCACCATCGCATCGCAAGTCGGCGGCAGCATCGTCGACGAGCCGGTCAGCGCAACCACGCTCGGCACGCCGATTCAGCTTGCCAACAAGCAGGTCAGCGCCGTCGTCGTTAAGAATACGGCAGGCAGCACCACCTATATTTCCGGCACCGACTACGACGTCAACGCCGCGGCAGGTACGGTTACGCCGAAGGTCGGTGGCGCCATAACCGCCTCGCAGAGCCTCAAGGTCAGCTACACCGCGGCGGCGATCACCGGCGAGGCCGTCACCGCGCCGGCGACGCTTGGCGATGCATTCCCGCTGGCCAATCGCCATGTCAGCGGCTTGGTGCTCAAGAGCACGGGCGGTTCGCCCACGACGTATACCGCCGGCAGCGATTACCTGCTCGATCCGAAGTCAGGTTTTGTCACCGTGCCGGTCGGCAGCGCCATCACTCCAAGTTCCGCACTCGTGGCTACCTACAGCGCGGCGGCGATCACCGGCACGACGGTGCGTGGCTCGGTGAAAACCTCGAGCCTGGTTCGCATCGATGTCCAGAGCGAAAACCTGGTTGATGGCGAGGAAGGTTATTTCGTTTGCCCGATCTACCAGGCCAGCGCGAGCGGTAATCAGGATCTGTTCGGCAAGCAGATGCTTGTCGCCGCACTCACCGGCGCCATGTTCCTGCCGCCGGTCGGCACCGCCGCCAATACCGAAACAGGCGGTGCGCCCTACATCATTACCGCGATCGAAGCCGCCTGATCGCCTCGCGGCGATGAAGCGACAGGACATCACAGCGCAAGGATGCGCAATCGGGGCAGGGCATGGCAGGCGCAAACTTCAAGATCGAAAACCTCGACGCACTCGGCCGCGCGCGCGATCGCGTCGTAGCGCTGCGCGACGGGGGCAGCAAGGTCATCATGCGCGCGATCGGCACGCTCAAGCGCCGCCTGCCGACGTGGATGAAGCGCGACATTGGGCAGAGTTTCGCCCTGCCGCAGAACAAGATCGGCAAGCGCCTGCGCGTCAAGGCCGATAGCAACAGTCTCACCCTGACCGCACTCGGCCGCTATCAAACGCTGGTGAATTTTCCCGTGCGGAAAACGGCCACCGGCCTGCGCGCGCAGATCCGCACGAGCGGTGCGGTCGAGATTCCGCACGCCTTCCTGCGCGTGCCGGCCAAGGTGCCCGGCATCGGGCCGCAAGCCTTCATCCGCGATGCCGCGGCGCGCGATCTTCCGGCCGACGTCTACGACATCGCCTCCGTCGAGCGCACGCAGCACGGCTATCCCATTCGCCTGCTCGGCGGTCCCTCCGTGGCCATGATGATGACCGAGGGCGATCGCATCGATCGCGCGACCGACTACGCCGGCGATCTGTTCGCGCAGGAAGTCGACCGTCTGGTGGAGGTCGAAAGTGGCAAGTAACTCGCGCGACGAGATCCTGCGATTCGTCTACGAGACCCAAGGGCAGGAGGGTCTCGACCAAGTCAACGAGATCTTCGCCAAGCTCGACAAGCAAGGCGGCGAGACCAGCGACGCCGTTAACAAGCTTGCGGACCAACTCACCGCGCTGTTCGAAAAGACGCGCCAGGTCGAATCGCTGCAGGACTTGCAGGACAAGCTCACCGGCGTCGACGAGAAACTCGCGCAGGCCAAAACGGGCCTCGAGCAACTCAATGCCACCTACAGCGCGACCGACAAGTCGAGCGCCGCCGTCGCAGCGCAGTTCGCCACCGCGAACAAGGCGATCGCCGACCTCACCGAGCAGCACAATCTACTCACGGTGCGCGTTTCGGCGTCGACGGCCGCGCTCAATGCCGCCGGCGTCGATACGCGCGATCTCGGCAAGGCGCATGAGGATTTGGCGCAGAAAGCGTCCACGACTGCCAGCAAGCTTGCCGAGGCGGCGGAATCGGCCAACCGCGGTGGTCTGAGCTTCCGCACTATTAAAGAAACGGCAGCTCAAGCCGGTGAGTCGCTCAAGTCCAGCGCGGAGCAGGCCGCGGAATTCGGCAAGAAACTCGGTGAAATTACCGGCATAGCCGGCGTCGTCTCCGGTGCATTGGGCACGATTGCTGGCGTCAAGTTCTTCGAGAGGGGCGTCGAAGAAGCGCGCAGTGGCGAAGTCGCTCTCGCGAAGCTCCAAGCCGCCGTCGGCGGCAACATTGAGTCATTCGAAAAACTCAAGGAGGCCGCGGAGCACGCCGCCGATTCCGTCGGCACCACGAGCAACGTCGCGGTCGAGACGGCGACCAAGCTCACCAGCCTGCTCGGCAGCGTGGACGCCGCCGCGAAGGCGCTGCCGGCAACGCTCACGCTCGCCAAAGCCGCGCAGATCGATTTCAGCGAATCGGCCGAGCTCGTCGCCACCACGCTCAAGGCATTCGGCCTCGAGGCGGACCACGCCGGCGAAGTCGCCGACAAACTCGCCTCGATCGCCTCGCGCACGGGCGCGAACCTGGCCGAGCTCGCGCGCACCGCCGCGCAACTCGCCCCGCTCGCGAAGGAAGCCGGCGTCGGCTTTGACGGCGTCGCTTCGGCGCTGGCCGAGCTGGCGAGCAAGGGCTTTGACGCGCAGAAATCCAACGCCGGCCTGCGCGAGCTGTTCCTCGCGCTCAGCCAGCCGACGAGTAAGCTGCGGCAAGACCTCGTCGGCCTGGGCATCGATACTCATTCGCTCGGCTCCATCCTGGATGGCCTGCGCGCCGCCGGCGATCGCGGCACCGAGGCGCTGCAGCAGCTCAGTGCCAAAGGCAGGGCAGCCGTGCAGGCGCTCGTGCAGGGCGGCAGCGCAGACCTGCGCAATTTTCAGAATATCCTCGACGAATCGGCAGGCTCGGCAAGCAAGACGGCCAAGCTGCTCGGCGATACGTTCGACGGCGCCGTCACGGCGTTCGGCCGCGCTGTCGACAACCTCGCCGAGGACGCGGTCAAGGGTGCGCTGCCGGCGGTCAAGGATGAGATCAAAAAACTCGGCGACGAGCTGAAGGAAGTCAGCAAAACCGACGCATTCGACAAGATCAAGTCGTCGATCAGGGATTTCGTCACGGCCTCGGTGAAGGCATTCGACGAATTCATTCATTCGGTCGACTGGTCTGAGCTCGGCAAGACCATCACCGATTTCGCAAAGTCTGCCGCCGATTCGATGAAAAGCTTCCGCGACTCGGTTTCAGGGTCAACGAGCGCGGTCAAGAATTTTGCCTCCGATGTTTCTACATCGTTCAGTGTGGCGCAGACGTCGCTCGATTACATCGGCCTCGCGATCAAGAGCACGATGTATTACATCTTCGCCGGCCTGGAAAAGGCGGCGGAGGGACTCTCGTATTTCCGCGCGGATGCGGCCGCCGCGGCGGCCAAATATCGCGAGATCAAGGATCAATATGCGGCGGACTACAAGGAGCTTTCCGACGAGATTGAGAAAAACTCGCAGAAAGTAAAGGCCGCTCTCGAAGAGCAGGAAAAGCAGACGAAGAAGACTGCCGACGCTGCGAGTGACGCCGTTCCAAACCACGAGGACCATGCCAAGGCGCTCAGCACTGTAGCGACAGCAGCAACGAATGCGGCGGCCGCGGAAGATAAACATTCGGCCTCGCTTGGTAAGGCCAACGATGCAGCGATCAAAGCGAATGATCAGCAAGGCTTGCTCATCGCAAAGATGCGCGACGCGGCGAAGGAATACGTTGACGCAAGCGCAAATTTGGAAAATCTGGAGCGAAATGCTAGTGCTACCGGCGAGCAATTGGCCGCCGCGAAGGTTCATGTTGAAGAGTCGGGTAAGGCTTATGCCGATCTGGCTGAGCAAACGAACAAAGCCGGCATCAATATCACCAAGCTGCCCGATGTCCTAAATCCGCTAATTGAGCAGCTCAAGCGTGCACGTCAGGAACTATTCGATTCAAGTGCTGCATTTAAGCAATTGCAGGCCGATGAAAGTGCGACGGCCGAGCAATTGGCCAATGCAGAGGCGCGTTTCGAGCGCGCTGGCGATGTGGTTCACGCGCTTGCCGCCGAGGTTGTTGAGGCTGGATTAGCCCTGAAGGCCTTCGGCGATGGAATACCGTCTAGCACTCTGCCAAATTTGGATGCGCTCGAGCGGAAGATGCGAGAGACCAGCATCTCCGCCGGCGATCTAAAAGCCGCCGCGGCTGGCCTAGGCATCACGCTGCAAAGCGACCTCTCGAATCACGCAGCGGCGCTAGCCAACGATTTTGCGACGATCTCTGCAGCATCGAAGGGCACTGCGGCCGATCTGGCCAATGTGCGCAACGCATTCCTTGCCTATGCCAAGGCGCAGCTCGATGCGGTGAAGGATCTCGACCAGGGCACGAAAGACTCCACGCAATACATGCTCGAGTCGAAAGCGTCGGCGCTTGGCCTGACCGATCAGTTCGCCAAGCTCGAACAACAGACGCTAGGCGTCGGCGACGCAAGCAATAAGGCCGCCGGCGGCATATATGGCGCGTCGCAGGCCATGAGCGACGCGGAGGTAAAGGCCGAAAAGTTCGACGCGGCGCTGCGCACGCTGCGCGACAGCACCGCTTCCGTCGAAGACAAGATGAAAGCGCTTGCTGCCGCCGAAGAAAGCGCGGGCAATGCAGCCGACAAAGCCGCCGTCGCGGCGGAAGGCGTGGAAACGCGAATGCACGCCGCGGCCGGCGCATCCGTCACATTGGCTAGTTCGATGCTGGAAGCGCGCCAGCAGTTCGCCGGCAATGAAATGGCGCTGCGCGAGTTCGATCGTGGCATGGCGGATGCTGCAGAGAGCGCAGGCACGTTTTCGAATTATCTGGAAATGCTGACGAACGTCACGAACCAGGTGCGCCGGGATTTCCCCACCGCAGCCGACCAAGCAAACAACTTCAAGGTATCGCTCGATCGCACCGCAGCCTCGGCCAAGAACCTGACCGACAACGTCACCGCCGCTGCCGCGGCATCGCAGCAGTTCGCTGCATCGGGCAACAAGCAATCCACACAATCGGGCGGCGCAAGCTCGAACGCAATATCCAATAACACGAGCTCAAGCACCGTCGTCAATCTCAACACGACGGTGCAGGTCCAGTTGCCAGGCGCGTCGAAGTCGTTGGCCGCGATGTCGCAGTCGGATATCACCGCGCTCGCACAGCAGTTGATCCCAATCATGATGCCGGACCTGATGCACGAGATCGTGTATCAGCTCCAGCTCGCGAAGGCGAGGGCCTGACATGACGACCCTCGCCACTAGCTCGGGAACCATCACGCTGCCAGACGATATTCCGTGGATCGACGAATTCGCCTGGTCGCCGGTTGCGCAGCAGATCGATATCTCGCTCGGCGGATCGCTATTGATCGAGGTCAGCACGCAGGCCGCGGGTCGGCCGATCACGCTCGCCGGCGACAAAAACACGGCATGGATTAGCGTCGAGACACTCGACGCGCTGCGCGCCGCGGAAGTTGCCCAGGGCAGCACGCCTTTCACGCTCACGCTCGCCGACGGCCGCACATTTAGCGTGCTGTTCTACGGCGGCCAGGGCTCGCCGGCGGTGAAGGGTGAAGTGATCGAACCGATCACGCCGCGCGACTCAACCGAGCGCTCCGGCCTCAACTATTTCGTTGTCATCAAACTGATTCAGGTCGCCTAGGAAAAATCGAAATGGCAGACGTCAAACTCCTCGCCTCGCAACGCCTGACCGACAACCCGGACGGTGGCGGCCTGATGACCTCGACGGAAGTCGTCGACGGGGTCGTCAACAATCTCTTCCCAGACATCTCGCGCGTCGATCGCGCCAATGGCGTCGTCAACCTGCGCAAGGGATATGCAAAAGCCGATACGGCCGATACTGCGATCTACAACGGCCTGCATGCGATCGTGCTTGATGGCCCTGACGATCCGCGCGTCTCGGTGACGATGTTCTCGACTAACAACTGGGCCGATGAGCATAGCGATGCGCAAAGCGCCATGGAGCGCTATCTCGACGAGTCTGTCGTCACTCGCATGATTCCGTTCGATCGGCAGCTCGCCGGGCAGCGTACGGTTCTCGTCTTCCAACGTCCCGAACTTGATCTGCCGGAGATCGGTCAGGTCTATGTGATCACGGCGCTTCCCGCCGAGACAACGCTGCAGTTCATCCGCGTGACCAACGTCACGCACAACGTACAGACCTTCACTGACCCGACGACAGGCATCGATTTCAAAGCCCGCGTGATTACGCTTACATTGAGCGAACCGCTTACCTCGACCTTTATCGGTTCGCAGCCAACGAAGTACTTCGTTGCCGAAGCCAATTCAAGCCACATCCGCGGCACGATCGTCTCGGATGCTACCGACTATCACACGATCCACAATTTTGCGGCGGATGCCGACATCGGCGATCTAACGGTCAAACTAAATTCGGTCTATGCGCAGCTCGTACCGTCGTCAACAGAAGAGGCGCGTGTGATAGATGCGTCCCCATCTGGAACACAGGTCGTGGTCGCATCAGGCCCATCTGCGGCTTTTCCAGTTACGCCGCTTCATGGAAGCCTATGGCAGACAGCGAACGAAGTGTCTTACCTGCCGGTGTTGCCGTATCCCGGTAGCGTTAAGCTCTCGAAGTCCAATAATGTGAACGTGCTGGTCGATGATGGCGCTGGCAATCTGCGCTTCAATACGACCAGCGGCGCTATTTACGCGACGCTCGACTACCTCACGGGCAAGATCACGGTCGGTGCATCGCTGGTCGGCGACTTCACCGGCACCGGCAGTACGGCGACATACACGCCGGCGACGCGCGCTGACAAGGCATCGCAAAACTTCCAGCAGCCCGTCACGACGAGCACGCGCGGCTACGTCTATAGCGCAACGCTTGATCCAATTCCGGCGCCTGGCTCGTTGAGTGTCAGCTTCCGCGCGCTTGGGCGCTGGTACACGCTGACGGATGACGGCACCGGTGCTCTGGTCGGCGACGTCGGCGTCGGCATCGGTTCGATCAACTTTCTCACTGGCACGGCATCGGTTTCGCTCGATGCATTGCCAGATATCGGCTCCAGCGTCATCTATGCCTGGGGCGGCACGAGCGAATACGAGATCAAGACGACCGATATCAATATCGGCAATCCGATGGTCAGCTTCGCGTTGCCAGAGGGAAATTTCGTTCCGTCGTCGATGACGGTGACCTGGACAACAAACGGGGTAACGAAGACCGCTACGGATAACGGCAGCGGCTCATTTACGGGCGATGCGACGGGTCACGTTGTCTATGCCAACGGCACCGGATACCTCAAGCCGACGTTGCTGCCGGACCCTACGACGACTTTCAATTTCGCCTACACGAAATCGACGATTCATACGGAACTGTTCAACCCGTCGAAGTCGGGCAGCACGATCACGATGACGGTGGCGCATGGGCCGGTGCGGCCAAAGTCGATCCTGATCACCTACCAACAAGGCGGCACCTACCAGAATTTCCAATACACGACCACACAGCAACTCGCGGATGATGGCAGCGGCAACTTGGTCGACGCCTTGGGGAACATCAAGGCCGGCGCGACGGTGAACTATACGACGGGTGCGATCACGTTCAACCCCGATTTCACTGTTGTTACGCCGACGCTCGATTACGCCTCGTTTGAAAACAACATTCCGGCGCGTGTCGCAGATCCGGATGCGGGATATTTCGCCGCGATTGCGCGCTTCGGCATGTGGCCAGATAGCGCCATATCAACGAGTCAGAGCATCGGCTTCATAAACGGGAGCAATGTCACGGTCCAGTATAAGGAAGACTCCGCGACAGATGTTTCCTCGACGTTCTCCATCGCCGCGCCGCCGATAACCGTCGACCTGACTCCGCGCACGTTCAGCACGGTTATCCCTGGCGGCGTGGTGTTCACACTCGGCGGTCGCACCTACATCGATCGTGCAGGATCGCTGTATTACGCGATCAGCTCGGACAATGGATCGGGAACGCTCGGCGGCAGCATCAATTATGCCTCCGGCGTTGCAACGATCACGAGCTGGGTTGCCGCGACGAGCAGCACGCTCAGCCTCAAGGCGCTGTTGACTATCGTCCGCGATCTTCCGATCACCGTCGTCACCGGCCGCACGCCCGGCTCACCACTGCGGCCGGCCTCGTTCGCGATCCGTGCGAATAAGCTCGACGGAACGCTGATCACAGCCACGGCCGATACCAATGGCAATATTTCGACGAGCTCGATGCACGGCTATGTCGATGTGACGACCGGCGTGTTTTCCGTGGCCTTCGGTGCCTATGTTCTGGATTCATCCCTAACTTCCGACGATAAGCTTGAGGCATGGTACAACTCGGCCAACGTCGACACTGATGGCTATATCTTCCGCCCGCTGATCGTCGCGCCGAATTCGATTTTGTACGACGCGACTATTCAAACGTCGCTGCCGCTCGACAGCACAATCCTCGGCATCGATCCCGTGCGCTTGCCGCTCGATGGCCGTGTGCAGGCGATCCGCCCGGCGGACATGATCATCTTCCACGACACGCAGGTCACGAGCCTGTCGAATCCGCAGACGTCAAGCCAGGTCACCACGCTTCCGCGCGGCGATCTGGCAGAGGTCGTCGTGCGCGATCAGACCGGCACCGTGGTGCCTGGCCAGTTGACGACCGACTCACCACCGATCGTCGGCGCGAAGTTCACCGTGGATCTGGTGGCCGGTACGATCACCATGGCCAGCTCGCTCGACCTTAGCGCCTACACACAGCCGCTCGTGGCGACGCACCGAATCGAGGACAGTGCGCTTGTTACCGACGTGCAGATCACCGGTCAGGTGAGTATCGCCGAGCCGCTCACGCACGCCTACACGTCATCCAATAGCCGCGCGAGCACGGCTCTGATCGCGCCCTTCGTCGGCGGTAGCGTGCAGGGGCGCTACGCCAACCTGTTTTCACAGCAGACATGGAACAGCAGCGCCCCGAACTGGACCGACGCGATCATCGGAAGCGGCACGACTCCTCAGTTCGACGATATCGATTATCCAATTCAGGTGCTCAACCGCGATGCGATCACGATGAAGTTCGCCCTCGTATTCACGAGTGCGACTGCGTTTAACATCGTAGGCCAATATCTTGGCGTCATCGGCACAGGCAATACGAGTACAAACGTCGCCCCGGTCAATCCCGGAACCGGGAATCCCTATTTCGTGATGAACCATCTCGGTTTCGGTACGGGTTGGGCGACAGGCAATGCGATTCGCTTCGATATCGAAGGCGCCGGCATGCCGATCTGGTGGGCACGCACGACGCGTAGCGGGCCGGCCGGCGTACTCGACGATTCGTTCACTGTGCAGCTCCGCTGGGACAAGGATTGATCGATGCCCGGTACGACGCTATTTCCCGGAGCGATCGACGATTCGACCACGCTACCCCCGATCGGGGCGACCGATCAGGAAAACGGCAGCGGCATCGAGCACGATGTCATCCATTCCAACGCGCATGCGGCGATCAAGGCGACGCAGACGGAATTGCGCACGGTGATCGCGCGCACGACGGGCGCGATCACCGGTACCACGGCGCGGACTGTTCCGATCACTGCCGGCGCAGCCGCGCTGGTCAATGGCCAATGGGTGCAGATCACGGATGGCACGAATGGTCTCTATGGCCAGATCAGCAGCGGAGGCGGCACGACGACGATCGTCATCTCGGCGACGGGAATGGTCGTTGTCGGGACGGCCAACTCAATCGCCTCGGGCCGTCCCGTCGTGCTCGCTGGAGTGCCTGGGGCGGCGGGAGCAACTGGCTCGGCAGGAACAAACGGAACGACGGGTGCAACGGGGCCAACAGGTGCAACAGGAGCAAACGGGGCTACCGGCACAACCGGTTCCCCTGGTTCAACTGGCGCCGCTGGCCCCACCGGAGCCACGGGGTCTACTGGTGCAACTGGTTCAGTAGGCGCTACAGGACCGACAGGATCGACGGGAACGTCCGGCGTTACCGGCGCCACGGGCGGCGTAGGGCCAACCGGCCCGACTGGCGCAGATGGCGCTGCAGGAGCAACGGGGGGCACTGGTACGGCTGGCGCTACTGGTGCGACTGGTCCCGGCTATCTCGCAACAAGCACATCATCTCTCGTGACTGCGGGCAGCGGCTCGAAATCGTTCACGACGCAGACTGGCCTTGCCTACAGCGTCGGCGCGCGCGTGCGCGCAACGAGCGCGGGTAGCGGCGATTGGATGGAGGGCGTCGTTAGCTCGTACACCGGCAGCACGCTCGTCGTAGCTATTGATAGCAATTCCGGCACCGGCACGCATGCCGATTGGAATATCAATCTCGCCGGCCAGCCCGGCGCCGGCGGTGGCGGCGGTTCTTCTATCGCGACAATTCGCGCAATTACAGCGCTGAGGGCTTACTGATGATTTTCGATGCCACAACCAAGTCCCTCGAGGTCGTGCTCGGCGGGTCCATCACCACGAACCAGCTCGAGATCGTGGCCGATTGGGTCGATATGACGTCGAGCGCCACGACGCCGGGAAATACCGGATCAGTGACGAACAACACGACGGCGGTGACGGCTGTCGCCGCGCCGGCGGCGAGCACGGTGCGCAAGATCACGGGGCTATCGATCTACCAGGCCGATACCGTTGCCCAGGTGGTGACGGTTCGTGTCAACGACAACAGTACGATGCGCCGAAAATACAAGATCACGCTGCAGCCCGGCTATACGCTGAATTACAGTGATGTCGACGGCTGGTGGGTCGTTGATGCGAACGGCTTCGTGCAGAACGGCAATACAGTGACGTTTTCGGTGCCGTCTACAACTGGTGCGATTAACGACCAGACCGGCACGACTTACACCTACGGGCTCGGCGATGCCGGGGTTCCGGTGCGTAGCACGAATGCGTCTAACATCACACACACCGTCCCGACCAATGCGTCGGTCGCGTTTCCACTTTACACGTTCATTTTTCCTGTGCAGGGCGGCGCGGGCACGATCACAGTTGCAGCGGCTGGTGGCGTGACATTACGAGCGCCAAACGGCGCTTCGACCGGTGCGCAATACGACTGGCGCGGGCTTTACAAGACTGGCACCAATGAGTGGACAGTCATCTGATGAGTGCTCTCCTACTCGGTTGTATCTCGCGCGCAAGGCAGAATCAGAACGGCTGGAACCCGTCTGACAAGGGCGCAAACATCGCGCTCAGCGGCAATACGCCAGCGAGCAACGCGACCGCAACTGGCGGCACTGCTGCATGGCAGTCCGTGCGCGCAGTAACAGGTCGGTCAACGGGTTTGTTTGCATTCGAGATCATTCGTACCGCCGACCCATCTACGCTGACGGTTCTTGGCTTGGCTGATTCTACGATGTCATTGGCCAACTTCATTGGCTCTGGCTCAGGGAACTGCATTGGCTATAACGTTGGGTCAAGATTGACCAGCGGCACGTTTAGCGGAAACGCCACGATCACATCTCCGGCGATCGGGCAGGCTGTTCTCTTCTGCGTCGATATGACGAACCGGAAGGGATATATCTTCGTCGAAGGGCAAACGAACTGGGAAGGCGGCTATCCAGGCAATCCGTTGATTGCGACATCGCCAGCATTTACTTGGACATCATTCGGTGCCGGTAATCTTTTCCCGGCGGCTTCGGTGTTCAACAGCAGTGCAGCCGCCACGATCATCACGCGCAAGCGCAGGATGCATAACGCGGCGCAGATTCCCTCCAGCTTTGCCGAGTGGGGCTAGCGCGTGCATGACGCTCTATCGCAAGCCCGCGCCGTATCGAAAGCCGCAAACGTATCGCGGCGAGGAAGTTGTGCTCCCCGTCGTACCGCCAACGTTCAACGGCGGCGTGCGTTGTCCGTACACCGACGCGACCGATCACAATGCGGCCACCGTCTCGCCCTGGCACCAGGGTGCAACGCATCAAGCCGCTGTGCTTTCGCCGTGGGATCGCCTCGCGCAAATTCAATCCGGCCTGCAATCCGCATGGCAGCAGGCCACGCCTTACGACAAAGCCATCGCCGCGCGCTGGGACAGGCTGCAAGCGCAGATGCGCGCGCATTCCCTCGCATGGCGGCAGGCAACACCGCATGACCATGCCAGCGCGCTGCCGTGGGGCGATTTCGTTCGCCAGTTGGCCAACGCGATCAACGCACCGTGGAACATCCCTGCGCAGCACAATGCGGCCACCACGATGGCCTGGGGCGCGCTGGCCAAGCGATCGATGCAAACGTCGGCGCTGTGGCGTGCTCTCGCCGCGCGCGGCGCGCATATCGCTATTCCTTGGGGCCGAGGGCACAACTACAACAACGGCTATACCGCCCCATTCACCAACCCCCCCGACGACGGCAGCCCGCTCGTCTTCCCCGACCTTCCGGTGTACATCATGATCCCGACGCTCACGGCCGTTGTAATTTCAGGCGGCGCCAGTATTGAACCGCTATCGGTGACGATCAATGGCGACGTCGACTCTTGGTGCTGGTCGCTCGAGATGCAGATGCCGCCAGAAACGTTTCATCTGGTGAATCCAGGCACGAATCCTTCACCAGTGCCAATCCGCGTGACGGCCAACGGCTATCCGTGGAGCTTCCAAGTCGAGAGTTATGACGACAATCGAAAATTTGGCGCACGCGGTTATACGGTTCGCGGCCGTAGCCTGAGCGCGGCTCTGTCTGAGGATTGGGCGCCGACACGCACGCTGCTCGAAACGACCGACTACAACGCTGCGCAGCTCGCCGATCACGAGGTAGCGTCGACAGGATGGACGATGATCTGGGATGCGGTCGATTGGCTGGTGCCGGGCGGAACGTTCACCTACGCCGACCTGGCGCCGATCGCGGCGATTCAGCAGGTTGCGGCCTCGATCGGCGCAACGCTCGAAACCGAGCCCGACTCACTGAACATCCACGCCAAGCCGCGCTATCCGATCCCGCCCTGGCAGTGGGACTCGGCGACGCCATATGCGATCGTGCCGGCAGTCATTCCGACCGGCGCCAGTGGCACATGGCGCGGCGGCAACAACCCGGACGGCATCTATGTCTACCCGCAGAACTCGACAAGCGGTGCATTCGTGCGCGTCACCGGCACCGGCGGTACGAAGCCAATGAAAATGATCGTCGACCCGCTCGCAGTCACCAATCCCGCGCAGGCAGCGCGCGGCATTCAGGAACTCGCGAGCAAGGGCCGCGCGAAACAAGAGGTGCGCATTCTCCCGTTGTTTCCTGCGCCGGCATCGCCCGGACTGATCCCGTTGCGTGCGCTGCTCGAGGTCACCGACGAAGACGGTACTACATGGCGTGGCCAGGTCATGGCGACCAGCATCACTGCAACGCGCAGCGGCGGCGCATTAAGCGTGCGTCAAACACTGACGATCGAGAGGCAGTTCAGATGAGGACAAACGTCTGGAAGGAATTCCTCGGCACGCTCGGCGCCGCGCCGACCGCAGTCGTGCAGGTCATCACGCTTCAATCCGACGGCCGCACCAGCATCGTCGAGTTTCCCAACGGCTCGCAAACCGTCGTGCAGGGCCAGGGCGTGGCCTCTGGCAACTATGCCTTCATCCGCAACGGCGAGATGATCGGCCCGGCACCGGCGGTGACGCCGACGACGATTGACGTCTAGTCACTCGCTGCGTGAGACGTGCGAGGCGTAGGCTGCGCGAATGCGCGGCGACGATCGCACCCCACAATCTCGGATCGGATTCCTCGCCTGCGTCTGCGTCGTATGCGGCAAGATCGGTTGGCCGCACCAGATCGGCAGCGAGTGCAAATACTGCAACGAAGGCGCCTATCTATCGCATGGGTTGTTCGATCTGAACCTCTGCCCGGCATGTCTCGGCAATGGCTTCGGCTGCAAATCGTGCCTCGGACGCGGCGTGATGCCAAGCCCGCGCGAGGACATCACGCACGAGCAGGCCGCCGCCGAATGGGCCAATGTTGAGGCGCAGCGAGCCAAGCCGCCGACGCCGAATTTCCGGCCGGAGCTGCAGCCATGGGTGGGAAAACGAACGAAGCGCAGCCGCAAGGCCAGGCGCTGA